CCTTGCGTAAGTAAGTAGGAGATTTAGAAATCTCAATGGTATGTTTAGCAGTCAGGGTAAGAATTGCACTTACTTCGTCCTTCCAGATATTACTATCCTGACAATGAAGGGTGTTACTTATATACACCACCTGACTAATATTTGTCGGGAATCCCTATTTATTGTCGGGAAACCTAAATTTTGTCGGGAATCAAGAGTTATCTTCTATTAAATCTTCAATATCAGAAATACAAGAATCTACCTCAGCTTGCTCAGATCCACCTTCATCTATCTCAGATAGACATAGGTAGTATAGTTCCATAATATCATTCTTAAGAGAAGGATATTTTTCCTTCTTTTCTTTAATGTATTTATTTAGATACTCTAGGTTTATCATAAAATTTGTTTACATTTCTGTAAAAATCATAAAACATTTTTTCATCTACTATAACATTTTCATCTTTAAAAGTAAGTTTTAAGTTTTGTTTTTTAAGAGACCTTATAAATTTATCAATTCTTTCATCTTCTATATCATGCAAATCTTCATTATAAAGTCTATGAGTTTCTTGTATTCCAAAACACATAGCTTGATGAATTTGTTCTTCTGTAAATAAGTTTTCTAATATCAATTTCATAATTACTCATAATTTAATTCTGGTTCTCTATCATCTTCAGGTTCTTGCATTACTGCTTCACCATTAATGATTTTAATAAATACATTATAATCAAATGAGTTTGTAATAGTATTTTTAATATCATTTTTTTCAAGCCAATCTAAATCCCTCTTACAAAGAGGATATTCTATACATTTATTTGTCCATATTTCAGCATAATAACCTTTACCTTCTTTATATTCTATAGTACCATTATATACTATATCAGAAGCAGGGTCATAATCATCTTCCCAACCATCTTCAGGAAGTGGAATATTATTATCATTAAGTGCTTGCATATAACCCTGAATTAAGCAGTTATATTTAAGTCTTGTATGTGCAGGGTCATTAAATACAGTTTTGCAATTAGCTTTAGCAAACTCAATTATTTTATTCATAAGTTTTTAATTTCTTGTTTTACTTCTTGCCAGTATTGAAATATTCCCAGCCATTCTTCAAATCTCCTTGGTTGTTGATTTTCCCATACATTTAACACCTCATCTACTGCTAGTAATGCACATTCTTTGGCAGTGTAAAACAACATCTTATCAACTAAATCTTCTGCCTTTTCTTTAGGACTCATATTTTAAAACCTTTTTTATATTTTTTTACCATTTTTTCATACTCTAATGCAGCATCTATAATATTATCAGTTTTTCTTAAAGCCATTCTCCTCAACTTTCTTGAGGAGAAGGTTTTTGGACAAGTATCCTTTGATGGAAAATTAGTTTTATAATAATGATTCATATGCTTATATGTACACTGTCAACATTTAATTTATCATAAACAAGAAAATCTATTCTTTTAGTAAATCTCTTATTCATTGTATCTTCTACCTTATAAGTACCTCTAAGATGTACAGGTTGATGTACATATATTGTGCTACCATAAGGGTAAATCTTTAGCAGATCTCTAGATACTGCTACTACTTTAATGTTTCCTTTCTTAAGTTTCTCAAGATTAATTCTATATCCACTTCCAGTTGTGAGGGGGTCACCATCACATTGAGATTGTGTTGGATTATAGTATGTAGCCTTGAGTTTCTGGAAAGGTATTTCTTTAACCTCAACACTATCCTCTTTAATGAGAATTTGTTTTTGCTTCTTTTCTTCATATCTATCCAGAAGTATATTTAAATGTAAAAAGAATAATAATACTGCACATATTGCAGAGAATACATTTATTGCAGTTCTAAAAGGACTTTCTTGTTGGAAGTTATACATTTTAATATAAGATTCCATACCTGTAATTGTAAAATTTAATGCTGCTAGAGAAACTAGCAGCTCAAATATTGTATTCATGCCATTTAATTTTTAATTGTTTATTAAGCTCATTATAGTCTTGCATAGAAATCTGGAGCTCATTGCAGATATCCTTGACTGATTTGTCCTCACTCTTTAAGAGAAAGAACATATATAATGGAGTACCAATTAAAGTCTCTTTGAAATTCTTAATGTCTATATTACTCTCATCACTATAGTGTAATTTCTCAGGTATATCATCAACATAATCTGGATGTTGTTTCCTAATATATTTATCAATATAATGATTTCTTGCTACATTATTAATCCATGTAACAGCAGCACTTTTAGTGCTATCAAAGAGATGTTGCTTGAGAGTGGCTTTAAGGAGTATATCTTCTACAAAATCATCAAGATCCTCATCCTTTAGTTTAAAGTTGTTCTTGGCAAATCTCTTTACCTCTTTTTTATACTTGTAAAATTCAAAATTCATTCTACAAATGTATAAAAAAATAAGTTAGGACAATATGCCCTAACTTATCCCTCATTTAAAACACCAAAATAAACAAAGAAAATCTTTATGGTTAAAAGAATAGGAGAAAATAAAGTAGGGGAGAATATCTCCCCTAATTTACATACCTATTGTTTCACAATTAACCAAAATAACATGTGATTCTGTTTGGATTCGAACCAAAGACCTACTGCTTAGAAGGCAGTTGCTCTATCCAGCTGAGCTACAGAACCATAAGGTGTTTTAATGCACCCTATTTTTATTTACCCTAATGCGCTCTTCTTCAAGCATCTCTTCAAGAGCTTGTTCTACAGCATCAATAGGCAATCTTTTAATAGTCTGAATGATAGCATCTTGCAGACTATCTTCTTTAGCAATAATACCTCTATTAACAAGAATCTCATTGCAAATAACTAACTTTTCTTGGAAAAGAGCAAGAGATGATCTTTTTTCCTCAAGTCTTTTCCTAATTTCTGGAAGTATTACTTCCTGTATTTTCTTAGTTGGCATTGTGGGTAGCAATTCCATGCTACCATTCTTGTGTTTCCAGAGATGTTTCTCTGAGAACTCAATCTTGTTGCTGTTGTCTTTAATCTTGTTTTTCATAAATCTTTAATTTTGTAATTTTATTAACTTTGATAAATTTAAATTTTAGACTTCCTACTTTCTCAAGAATAAAGACATTCTTGTTAGTTGTAGGAACATATTCTTTTGGAAACTTTATGAGTTTTTTAAGAGGTTTATAACCTTTCTTTTCATCATAACTAAACTTAATACCATTATCTATGAACTTATAGTAAACATCAATATAGTAAAAAGATTTCTCAAGTTTTGCATTACTGTATCCCCAACCATTAGGTTGTACAGTAAGAACAGGTTTGTTCTTAATGAATCTGCATACTCTCCACTCTTCTTTAAGAATGGGTTTTTGTTGAGCAGGTTCTGCAACCCATAACTCTTTTACTTTCATAAGAGGATAGTAAAAAAGGAGGGGATTTCTCCCCTCCTATAGTTCTACATCTTAAGCTACTGCTAATGGATTAGCATTAACTACTTGAGTAGAGGTACTAGTAGTACTTCCAAAACCAAAGTCAGAGAAATCTGCCCTTGCAGAACCACCCTGCAAATGAGAACATACTAGAAGAACAGTACTCTGCCCATCTCTGATGATGGCATTGCAAAGATAATCATTACCCTCACTCATACCTTTATCAAAGTTAGCTTTGTTAATGATGCAAGTTCTTTGCACCATTTGTCCTTTATCATTCTCAAATTGGATAGTACCAACATGATAATACTTACCAGAAGGAAATTGTCCTACTGGTTCTTGAGAAAGAGAAATAAGTCTAGCATTGAAACTAGCTACATCTTGAGACCTTTCTTCATCGCGGATAAATTCAAACTTTGCCATAACTTTAAATTGTTTTTTAAAAGAGTTTTTTAAATAAATAAATAAAATAATGAAATAAATAAAGAAAATATTGAAGTTACTTTTCTATAGATTGTAGCTCATAAAGAGCTTCTATATTCTCTGGAGGAGTTAAGATAAACCTATCAACTTTATAACCTCCATATGGAGGTGTAGGTTGAACTTCTTTAAGCATGAAGTAATCTTCATTAGTAAGTTTATTTTTACCTACTCTAAGGACAGTATATTCCTGTCCTTCAACAAGCCAACAGGAGATTGGTATCTCCTGTGGCCTATAAGATGCATCAATACAGATAACTTTCATTACCAAGGATAATCTGTTGATGGTTTTAATTCTTTTGCAAGAACTTCATTGATAAGATTTACTTTCTCATTAGGAGCAAGTATATAATTATCATTGAATAGATTGCTTACTTTATGAGCAAAAAGAATTTTAATTAAGGATTTTGCAGCAACAAAAGCTTCATTCATATCTATAGTAGTATGCAAGAATGTAATCTTGCTTTTACCATTGTACATATGAATAGTGTGTTTTGTCTTCCAAAAATCATCATTAATAATCTTACTCATAATAGTAGGATTACTATTAATTCTAACATTAATAGTATGAACAGATGTGCCATTAATATTAATGGACTTGATTCCAAAGATTCTTGTTCTCATGTTGGTAAATTGTTAAAATTTGTTGTTGTGAAAGATATTGCCAATTTGTTGCAGGATAGTATTTTATCTGCAGTTGTTGTTTAAAGAGTGGTGATCTGTAAAACCACCACTCTTGAGCTTTACTAGTATTCATCATCATATTTTTCTTCCATTTCAGCAATTTCTGCTTCAATGAATTTTTTGGTAATACTACACTCTTTATTAAGTGCAGCAAGGACATTTACTCTTTTTCTGTCTATTACCTTCAATTCTTCATAGTAATCTATGATTGTAGCAACAGAAACAGAAGGAATAATAGAACCATCAAGGAGGTTAGTAAACCTCCTGATGGTATCTTGTTTTGCATTATTACTCATATTGCAAGCACTAATATTTTAAGAACAATAATAAGTAATACAAGTACAAATCCTACTGCACAAATTAAGTCATAGAGAAAGTTCATTCTCCTTTGTTGTTTAAAAAAGTTTTCCATTTTTTAAATTGGTTTGATGTAAAACAAAAAGAAATAGAGGGTTAAATTACCCTCTGTTCCCAGTATTCTCCACTCTGAGAATCAAAGTGAAGAAGTGTTAAGTCTGCAAATCCTGTGAGCATATCACAATTCATATACAGATCTCCTCTGTTAAAAGTCCATTCACTGCACCAATCAGAGATAAACTCTGTTAATGCAGGAGTAAGACCTGTAACAATAATTTTGCAATGAGGTTCATTGCGCGCAATTTTCCAAAGTTCTGATTTTACTACCTTTTTAGTAATAAAATCAAATGAGGTACATATAGCACCTTCATTTGTTGGAAGTTCATGTCTGCCTTCAAAAAGACAGAATGTTTTAAAGTTTTTTTCAATTGCCATTTTTTTAATTGATTTAATTTTTACAATGAGTTTTCAAGAAACTTATTAGCTTCTTCCAAGTTTTTGATTCTTAAAAGCAATTTTTTAATGTATTGCTCTAAATCTAGAGCAATAAATGCTGTTGAGCTATCAAAATGTTTTAACTCTTCAAGATTTTGCTGAATTTTAGGATCCATTTTTAAGTTTGATTAATGTGAAACATAAAGATTAGTAGCAAGAGTAAAACTTGCATTATGTAGACACCGTGAGCATACTTATATCTCTAAAGGTTCTTAATTGTCTACTTAAATGTATAAGTTGTTTTATTATTTTCTGTCCCCATTATAAACTGACAGTTATCTTTCCATAAGAGCAAGCGTGGGTACAATTAAGTCATTTATTTGCTTCTCTAATGTTTACCCTTGATCAGAGGGATTACAACTCATACAGATATACATTCAGGTATATCAGCCTATGACATTTGAGTCTAGTTTGTCCAAACAGCCAGTAACTTACTGGATAGTATTGAGTCTTTTATACTGGGTAATTCACTAACCCCAGTTTATAAATAAATGTGTGAACTTGCCAAGTTCTAAATAGCCTATAACACTAAATCGTGTTTGCTCTAGGCAACAAATAGAGGGCATTAATCCCTTGGAGTATACACAGCTTAACTCTGTTTAACTCAAACACTGGTATTCCACTTATACCTATGATATGCGAAACGCTATACCCAGCCTGTCAATTCAGGTTACTTGTGTCTATTAATCGGCTAACCACATTTAATTTGCCCCTCTGCACTCAGTTGTAATAGATGTACTTCAATACAATAAAATTATTGTACTCTATACTCACATAGTATAGTTCTCTGTTCTTACCACGATGGGAGAATATTATTACAACTGCTCACCCTTGGGAAGTGAGTTATGGTGCATTAACAAAAAGGATTACTTAAAAGCAATCCTTAAAATGTATTGTCCATCCTCATATTTGCGAGAATAAACTTTACAAAAGCAAGAGAGCCTATTCCACACCTGGGAATAGACTTCTCTGTTTACATAGATAGTATGCATTATCTAATAATAATTGATAGTGCAAGAGTATCTCTATGTCTTGTCTCAACAGTATCTCCAACAACTAATAGAGTATCTACTAGTGTTGTTTTTACTATTGGGGTACCAATAATCCTTACTGCAACAGGATATAATCCTCTATCTTCAGGACTTGTTGTACATGATACTAACAGCACTCCCACTGATAGTATTGTTAAAAGTTTTTTTATCATAATTGGTAATTGTTTACTAAATAAAAGAAAAGCAGTTTATAGTCATGCTTAGGACTAATTTTGATTACAATTAAGTTTACACTGTTACAGAACTCACAACTCTAGCAGTTTATATTTTGAGAGTTCAATAGATAGACTTTTTTTGTTTTCTTAACCACTTGCAATTGGTATGTAATCAAAAATTTTAATTACAACATTTTATTTTCTTCCCTCCATTTATCTATTCAGATAAATATCATAGGCAGGAACAGAGCCCTGTTGTTGTAATTAAAAAGGAACAATTAGATTATCCCAATTAGTCACATATTTATGACCATTAGAATCTACAATAATATAGTCTTGTCCTACTGAAACAATAGAACAAAATATTGTGTGTTCAATACAGAAAAACATATACTTGAATTAAAGAATTAAAAGAAAGGGGAATTTCACCCCTGTAATTCTAACAATTTTTAATAGTCTCTCCTATTAGTCAAGATAGAACCTTGTTTGCTAGCTATGCAAACATCACTGAATACTCTCTTTGTTCAGTAAGGTATAAAAATGGCTATATAATTAAATTAAAACAACACACAAGGAATAGCCTTAATTTGTATGTTGAGTGATAGAGAGTTATAGTGATTATCAATCACTTACACAATCAGTAAACAATGTTACTAAAAGTTTCTACTCTATAAAAAAGCAAATAAAAGGGGGCATAGCCCCCGTGATTACTGCAGGATGAGCAGTGCCTCACCAGTCTTGGTAGTTCTGGCCTCGCCATCTACTATCCAAGGTATGGCAGTGTAGTCCATCTGAAGACGTGCTACATCTCCAGGGTTCATACCTGCAACAAGGTCTCTTGCTACATATACTGGTGTGCCACTAAATACACCTGGCTTTTTAACCAGGATGAGAGCCGACTTCTCTCCACGGAGAGAATGAAAGAAAAATGGGGTGTTTTTTGCAATCTGCATTTTAGTAATTATTAAATTGTGAGACAAAGACGCAAGGGGGTACGCGCCCTAACTAAGAGATTGGGGGACTTTGTTGTTAGCTATCCATTACCCCCACACAGTAAAAAAAATTTTAAAAAAATTTTAAAAATGTAAAATACAATACTACTTTTCTGTAAAACAAAAAGGTAGTAACTTAGCTACTACCCCTGATTGCATATGCTATACAATGCCTCTTAGATTCTACTTACAGTACACCCAATACATCCTTAAAGATGTATGTAATTACTTTAAGTAATTATACGTAAAATTTTTGACTTTATATCTACTTCTAAAAAAATATTTTATCTTCCTTGTCCAGCATAAGGTTTCTTATACCTCTTACTAGCCTTAGAGATACTATCTTTCTTAGCATGTCTACCAAGTGAGGTTTTAGGCTTCTTCTTGAATAGGGTCTCCGTTACTTTGTTTTTTGCCATAATTATCTAATAGTTCTTTGATTCTTTGTAATGCTTGTTGAGATCCTTGATCTCCCTTTATTGCATCTAAAAAGTTTTTATTCTTCTTAACAAAAAGATCATACTCTTTCTTCTGCAATTTTTCCATTTTTCTCCTGTATTGTCTATTCATAAAAATTTTATATATATTTGCAAGTATAATACGAATAAATATGAAAAGTATAAAATTAAAATTGTTAGTATTTGAGGATTCATTAAAAGATTCTAAGGGAAAGAGTATTACACATGATATTGCTGATATGTTAAGGGAAGCTGGAGAACAAGTATATGAAGGGGAAAACTTAGCTTATAAAGATATTGTATTTGCCTTTAATACACTACCTCCTTTTATCCTTATTGGTAATCAAACTTCTCCCTTGACTGAGAAAACTTTTACTATTATGCAAGGACTTACTGAGGATATTATGTTTAACTTCTTGGAAACCCCAGAAGAGATAATGAGACTTATTAATGAAGCTGAGGAAAGACACCTTGCTGAAGAACTTAACTCTATACAACTTAAGATACCTTTTACTAATGGAGAAACAGAGACTAATAGCAGTGAGGGGTGATACTTACCTCAACTATATGAGGGTTATGGCACTAAACTTTAACCTTACTGAGACAGAAATAAAAGTTTCTGCAGAATTACTTAGGGAATATGAGGAATTCCTTAGCCAAAGTACCCCAACTATTGCATGGGAACTATTAAACTCCCCTAAGACTAACAAGAAAATTAAGGATAAACTCTCCTTAAAAGATGCTTCTTACAACAACATTAAAGCATCCCTTAAGAAGAAGGGTCTCTTAACTTCTTCTGGCTTTAGGAATGGTATATATCTAGCAGATATTAAATTTATCTTTAGTGAGACTTAGTCTAATTATTAAAGAAGTTGCTGATAATCTTGGTATTCCGTACAAAGATGTCAGAGATATTGTAAAATTTGCTTTCTTAACTACTGGTAAGGAGATGAAGAATAACACTCCTAAGATAACTGTAAGGTATATTGGTACCTTTACTAAAAAACTCTCTAAAAGAGAGAACTATAAAAACTACTTAAGAATAAAAAATGAAAATAATAGAGATAAATAATGCTACTGTAACTCTACATGAGGCTTGCCTCTTAGTTCCGGAGTTTAAGGAAGTATATGAGAAGAATAAAAAAGACAATGGTATTCAGGCATTTAAGTATATATACCTATTTGCTGATTATAACTCTCCTTATAGAGCTTATGATGAGGAACAAAAGATAGCTGCTCTAGAGAAGGATCTAGGACTCTCTATAACTCCTGAACTTAAGAGTGCAATTGAGAAATATAAAGAACTTAATTATACCTTTAACATGAGGTATTTGCAAGATGCTATACATGCTGCCAATCAAACTAGAGCTTACTTTAGAAATGTAGATTATTCTCTCTTAGATGCTAGAGGTAATCCTGTATATAAGGTTAAAGAGGTTACAGATGCCTTAAAGAATACTCTACAAGTAATCACAACCTTAGAGGGCTTAAAAGAGAAAGTAGAATCTGAGAATGTAGCACAGAATAAGGTTAGAGCTGGAGCAAAGATTAACAAATGGGAGCAATAAGAAATAAGAATGGTATATGGATTAATACTGAGCCTTTTAGAGAGGCCGGTAATAGGTTTATAACTTCTGGTAGATATACTGATGCTCTTCCTGGGACTCTAGAATTTGATAGATTCTGGGATCAAGAATATGATAGATGTATCAATGGCTATGAAGTTTCTGGAGCTAAGATTACTGGTAAACATTATTTCTATCTAAACTATTGTCTCATCAATAAAGTAAACTTGACTGATGATAATAGAGGTAAGAGAAAGGTCTCTAAAGGATTCCTACTTCCTGATTTTTGGGATGGTGACTTTGAGTACTTCTGGTTTCTAGAGATAGCAGAGAATGGTATAGACCCTACCTTAATCCCAAGTTTACATCTGAATAACAAGGTTTTATGGACAGAGGGAGGAAAGAGTATGATAGTAGGTAAAGCAAGAAGAAGAGGATTCTCTTATAAGAATGCTGCTACCATTGCTTGGGAATATACCTTCATCAAGAAAAGTCTAACCTTAGTAGCTGCTTATGATAAGAAGTATCTATTCTCAGAAATTGGTATCTTTACTAAGGTAATGGATATGCTTAATCATCTGAATACTAATTGCCCAGCTTTTAAGAGAAGTAGGCTTGTTAATAAGATAGCTGATGGACGCATTAAGAGTGGTTATATTGAGTATACTGATGATGGTACTGAGCTTTCTAAAGGACATCAAAGTGCTATTACTTGTGTATCCTTTCAAAATAACCCTGATGCTGCAAGGGGAGCTGATGCAAGTAAAATTATTGTAGAAGAAGCAGGTACCTTCATTAATTGGAATGAGAGTTATTATGCTATGGAACCTTCTATTAAGGCTGGTGATTATTATACTGGGATGATGATTGTCTTTGGTACTGGTGGTGACATGGAAGCTGGTACTATTGACTTTGCAGAGATGTATTACAACCCAGATAACTATAATATGATGCCTTTTGAGAATGTATGGGATGAGGATGGCTTAAAAGAAAAGTCTGCAGGCTTCTTTTTTCCTATGTATCAGAACTATGAAGGGGCTTATGATAAAGAAGGCAACTCAGATATACCTAAAGCCAAAGAACTCCTTACTAAACTCAGAGAAAATAAGAAAGCTAAAGCTAAATCTCCTGATGAGTATCTTAGACATACTACTGAGTATGCTTGGTCACCTTCTGAAGCCTTTCAAATTATCTCTAATAATGTATTTCCTACTGAAGATCTGCGTAAACAACTGGGATTATGCCAAACTAAGGATGAGTATAAGGGTATCTGTGGTAAAATGTCTTATGATGAGAGGGGTAATCCAGAATTTATTCCAGATTTGTCCTTAAGACCACTAGAATATAGAGATAAATCCCTTGATAAGAGTGGATGTATACAGATTTGGGAGAAACCAACCCCTGGTACATCGTATAATTTATACACTGCAGGGTTAGATCCTTATGCTACAGATGAAGCTAGCTATAGTGAGTCTCTTGGTTCACTATTTATCTTTAAAAGATATGCTATTGGGGAAGAAACCCATGATCTTCCAGTTGCAGAATATACAGGTAGGCCACAGAACTTCAAAGAATTCTATGACCAATGTATCCTCCTAATTGAGTACTATAATGCAAGTTGTCTATATGAGAATAACATCAACAATTTCAAAACTCACTGTGAGAACAAACATAAGTTACATCTATTATCCAGAACGCCAAGTATTGTCAAGGCTGCATCTAACCAACACACAAACACCTATGGTATCAGAGTTGTCGGCAATTCATATTCCTCTGTTAAGAATGAACTCATTACCTATGTAAATAACTGGTTAAGAGAGGAGTATGAGGATGGTAAGAGTAATGTATATAAGATAAAGAGTGTAGGACTACTACAAGAACTTATTACTTACAATAGTAGAGGTAACTTTGATAGATTTATATCCTTCTCACTAGCTCTTATTAGAAGTATAGAGTTGACTAGAGTACAGCCTGCTTTTAAAGACTCGTATAAGAGGAATGGTAGAGATTTCTTCTCTTCTAAATTATTTAGTAACTAATGATTCCACCACTCCCAGAACAACGAGTACCTCAGAAAACTAAGGAAACCTTAGATTGGCAGAAGAAATGCATTATTGCACTAGTAGGTAGAGCATACTCTAACCTATCTGGATCTCGCACTTCTAGAGAGGCTAAGCAAATTAATTATGATCTTTTTAACTCCATTGTCAATATTGAAGACTTTAGCTATGTCACTAAGCCTTATGGTGTTGATATACATGATAGCATTGGGAATCTTCCTGCTAACTTTCAGGACTATAATATTGTGCGTTCCTCAGTTCTTCAACTGGTTGGAGAAGAGCTTAAAAGACCATTTACCTATAAAGTTGTCTCCACTGCTGGAGAAGGCTTTAACCAATACCTCCAAGACAAGAAAGAAGCTTTAGAGTACTCTTATCTTGCTATCCTTAGAAATGCTTTAGGAGAAAAGGTAGAAGCAGAAACTCCTAAGGAAGTAGAGGAATACTTTACAAACTCCTATACTAATAATGTAGAGATAACTGCTAATAAACTCTTAAACCACCTTGAGAAGTCTCTTAAGCTTAAGAATCATTTTATTAGAGGTTTTCAGAATGCACTTACTTGTGCAGAAGAGGTGTACTATGCAGGTATCTTTAACAATGAACCTGTCTTAATTCCTTGGAACCCAATACATTTTGAGTGTGATAAGAATCAAGACTCACTCTTTATTGAGGATTGTGATTGGGCAGTAGGTAGAATGTGGTTAGATAGAGGTCAAATCTTAGATTGGTTTGGAGACAGACTTACAGATAAAGATAAAGAGAACTTAAGAAGTGCAGAAATATTTAATGCAACAGCATCATATGGACAATCCCCAGAAGTCATTACAACAACATACCCACACTACAACTACACAGGTACCAAGATTCTCATGCAGCTTACCACATGGAAAAGTGAGAAGAAAATTGGGACTGCAACTTACCTTGATCAGAATGGACAGGTACAAAAGAAAGTTGTTGATGAGAGTTTTAAAATTCCTGAGGAACTTAAAGGGGAAATTACAGTTGAGTGGAACTGGATTCCAAGAACATGGATTGGAGTCCAAATTGGACCAACAATCTTCTTTGCTTACGAGAGTCCCTATCAATTTAACACAGTGGACAATCCATATAAGTGTAAACTCCCCTTCATTGGTAGAATATTCAACAACATCAACAGCAAGCCGACCTCACTTGTGGACCTCATTAAACCCTACCAGTACTTATATAACATTATATGGTACAGACTAGAGTTAGAGTTTGCTAAGGCAAAGGGTAAGAAGTTTGTAATGGATATTGCTCAAATACCTAAATCTAAGGGATGGACAGTAGAGCAATGGATGTATTACTTTGATACTCTGGGTATTGCATTTGTAAACTCAGCAGAAGAAGGTAGAGAAGGAGATCCCTCCTCTGTATCTAAGTTTAACCAGTTTACTGGTATAGATATGACTCTCAGTAACTCTATTCAAGGATACTTCTCAATGTTATCTAAGATTGAGGAAGCAGTAGAAAATATTACTGGTATCTCTAGACAGAGAAAAGGACAAATTAACAGCTCTGAGACTGTAGGAGGTGTAGAAAGATCTGTAGTACAAAGTAATGCTCTTACTGAGATATACTTCCATGAGCACTCTATGGTTAAGGAGAAGGTACTTGAACATCTATTAGAGATAGCTAAAATTGCATACTCTACTAATGAACATGGTAAACTGGTATTTGATGAGTTCTCTAGAACAGTCTTAAATACTAAATCTCTCTTAAACACTGACTTTGGACTTTATGTATCTGATAGTATTAAGGATAATGCAATCCTTGAACAACTTAAGGGTCTTGCTAAGGAAGGTATTTCCTCTGGAACTCTGCAATTCTCTAACTTTGTTACCCTTCTTAAGAGCAACTCTATTGCTGAGGTAGAATCCTCTATTAAAGCTTCTGAGGAAAGAAAACAAAAACTTCAAGAGCAACAATCTCAAATTCAGCAACAGCAAATTGAGAGTAATGAAAGAATTGCTAGAGAGAAGATGGATAGAGATGAGAACCAAAAACAACTTGATAGAGAAGCAAGACTTAGAGAAGCTGAGATTAGAGCTCTTGGAAGTATTGGTATGAATAATCCTGATGTAAATCAGAATGCTATACCTGATGTAATGGAAGCTACTAAACTCTCTCTACAACAATCTAAGCAACAATTTGAGCAAGTTGAAAAACAACAGAAAATGGAAATTGAGAAGTCTAGAATGCAGATGCAAAAAGAGATGCAAGACAGAGAAAACTCTCAACAGAATAAAATCCATAATGATAGAATGAAACTTGAGAATAATAAACTTGCACTTAAGAAAGAAGAGATATCTCTTAAGAAGAAAGCTCTTAAGTATAAACCCAAAAGCAAATAGCGTATAAAAATAAAATATAAATATCATGGCAAAATTATTTAAAAGCAAAGAAGATAAAGTAGAAACTCCAATTGTAGCACAAGTAGAAGAAACTACTCCTGCTCCTGTAGTAGAAGAAACTCCAGTTGTAGAATCTGTAGTAGAAACTAAACCTTCTTCTATTAATAAAGAAGAAATTGTAGCTAAACTTGCAGAACTTGCTAATATCTTTAGAACTATGTATGGAGAACAATTGAATCCTGTATTTGCAGAGATTCATAAGGCACTCTCTAATGCACAGTATAAAATTATGCAAAACCTTTAATAAGGATGAAGAAGATAAAGAAATATCAAGGTGGAGTTCCTGAACTTATGACTCCTAGAATGGCTTCAGTAAAAACTGCTGATGTTCCACTTGTTTCTGGAACTCCTAAACAAGTTTCTATTCCTAAACCTTCTTTTATGGATAAAGCAGGTAATTTTATGGGTAATTATGGTGGAGCTATTGCTCAAGCAGCAGGAACTTTAATGCCTCTTCTTATGAAGAAAAAAGATCCTAATGAGAGACCTTATAAGAAAGGTAGTAAACTAATTAAGTATCAGGAAGGTAATGAATATCTTCAAGCTTCAAAACTACAAAAAAGAATACTTGAGGACTTAGATGAGAATGATAATAAAATTTCTTATTCTTCTGTAAAAGAAGAACCTGCTGAAAAGTTTGATATTGCATCATTAAATCCTGATATGCCAGATCTTCCAAGAAGATCACCAAAAGGATCTAAATCTCCTAATGATGCACAAGTAGGTCCTACAAGAAAAGAAGCTGCAAAACTTATTAGAGAATATAATAAAAAAGAATCAGCTAAGGGCAACTTAGGATATCTTGATATGGATTATCTTGAGAGGCAGGAAAGACAGAATGCTCTTATGATGGGTGATAAAATTGAACCTAATGTTAAAGGAAAAATAGAAACTTTAACTAATAAAACACCCCTTCTTAAGTTATCCTCAACCCCTGAACTTCCAGCTACTTTAAAAAAAGTTCCTGTTGAAAAACAATCTAGGAGAGAAAGAAGACAAGAAAATAAAAGACTTACTGCCATGGCTAAAGCTCCTATTATTTATAATGAGAGTAGTCCTTTAGGCCCCTCTAATGAGGAGTTGCAATTAGGTAGAGCTAGAGAAGAAGCTAAATTGAAAGGTACTCCATTGACAGATTCCTTGATTAAGAAATCTATGAGTAGTCAAGCTTTTAAAGATGTAACTTCTAAAAAATCTAATAAATATATAGATTTTAAAGATATGACTCCAACTCAACAGAAACAATATAGAGCTGGTATTGCATCTGGTAAAGAGTTTACTGTAGAAGGTATTGGCAAATATGGAGCAGCTACTAAACAAGAACAATCTCAATCTGCTAGAATGGCTACTAAAGGAGGAAATAAACCTTTAGTTAAAATGAAGGAAGATTCTTGGACAGAAGATCAATGGAAAAATTTCTTAACAAAAAGAAATAATCCAGTTGCAGGTCAAGAATTAGTTAGAATGAGTAATCAAAATCCATATGCTATGGCAGGATTTAATATTCCATTTAATCAACCCTCAAAACAGGTTCCTGCTCAAACTTCTGTTCAACAAACAAAAAATACTCAAAAAACTAATACTAATAGTAAAACTGCTAAACATACAACAGAAGATCCTGGTAAAAAGATGGTAAATACTAATCTAGAAACAGTAGCTGGTAGAATTCAAAAACAAAGAGAACTTTATAAAAAAAGGCAAGAAGAAGAACAAAATGCTTTAAGACAACAAGGTGTTAGGTATATGGAAAAACTTAAAAAAGAAAATCCAGAAGCTTATAACTTTCATATGAGACTTAATGCAAAAAGAGAAGCTTTAAAAGGTAAATAATAAAAATTCTAATAAAAAATATTAGAGAACATAATAACTTTCGTATAAAAATTAAAATTAGAACAACATGTTTGGAGACTTTGTAGAAGAAGAATTAGAAAATGTAAAACCTACACCTGGAGAGACAGATGTAGAGGAGGAAAATCTTGAGGAAACTGAGGACTCTGTTGAGGAGTCTTATGAGGAACAAGATGAGGAGGGAGAAGAGATTAATGAGGAAGATAAAACTCCTTACCAGATTCTTATGGAGGATCTAGTAGAAAAAGGAGTTTTGTTTGCAGATGAAGACAAGGAGTATGATGTCAGTGAAGATGGCATTCAGGAACTCCTTGAAGATACTGTAAATGCAAGACTTGCAGCTACATTTCAAGAGAATGAAGAACTTGCAATGCTCTATGATGTAGTACAGAATGGAGGTTCAATCCAAGATGTAATGCAGATTTATGGAGAAGTAAATTACAGTGAGTTAGATATGTCTGATGAGGGGACTCAAGAGCAAGTAGTAATTGATTACTATACTGCTAAAGGTCTTTCTGAAGATAGAATTGCTCGCTTAATTGAGAGTTCTAAAGATGATGGAAGTTTTGCAGGAGAAGTTCAAGAAGCACATGCTGCTCTTGTAAACTCTCAAAAAGCTCAAATGCAAGAATATCTAAACTCTCTTGAGGAACAAAAAGCTCAAGAAGAAGAATATGCAAGAGAGCAAATGGTAACTCTTAGACAAACTGTAAATAGCATTGAAGAGATTCAAGGCTTTAAATTGGATAAGAGAACTAGAGATGATTTCTTTAACTATATGACTGCTCCTACTAAGAGTGGTTTGACTAGATTACAGGAAGATGCTCAGGATTATGAGAAACAATTAGTGATGGCCTTTATGTATTACACAAACTTCAATGCTGAAGATATGCAGAAAAGAGCTACTACTAATGTTGCTGATAAACTCTCTAAAGCTTTGAAGAGCCAGAAGGATAACAATATTCGTTCAGGTTCCTCAGGTAGTAAGAGAAATAGTAATATTGATGACTTTGATGATATTATTATATAAAATTAAATAAAATTGTAAAACCTTTAAAACAAATAAAATAAAATGGATGTTAATGTAAATTCCAGTAGTCTCCCTAGACTCATTGATGCTAGGGCGGTCTCAGGTGCACTTACTGACAGCAATAAGCTTGATCAGTTGCTCCTTCGTAAACCTTTCCAATTTGGACAGGTGGTATCTTACCTTTTGGGTAAGCAATATGGTCACTCACTCCAGTGTCTGACTGAAGCTCTTGGTAGAATTGAGGAAAAGGAAATTGATAGCAATATCTATCAGTGGGATGTAGCCTACATGAATGATAGAACTATCAAGATTACTGCTAATGCTAATACTTCTGCTAATCTTGGTCTTAACTGTGCTCCTGTACAACTTACTCTTGAAGAGAAGTGGTTCTCTGGTATTGATAAAGTAAGAACAGATTCTGGTTCTCTTGTAAACATCATTGCTGATCCTATTCAGACTGGTAATGGTTGGCTTTACACTTTCCAGTTCTCTGACCCTGCTATGTACTTTGATCCTAATGATGTAACAGTAGGTGCAAAGTTGAGTAGAGCTTATTCTCCTGTATCTGAGATGTCAGATAGAGGTGGATGGGTAGATTTCTTCTCTCCTGCTAAATTTGAGAACTACTTTACTACTCACAGAATTGAGCATGCTATCTCTGCTGAAGCTATGAAGCAAAAGATTGCTATTGAGCTTACCAAATCTGATGGATCTAAGACTTTCTCTTGGATTGAGAAGGCTAAGTGGGAAGCTATGGCTCAACTTCTTAAGCGTGAAGAGATTGCTCTTATGTATGGAACTATGTCTAAGGGTAATGTTCTTGGACCTAATGGTAGACCTATCATTGAAGGTGCTGGTCTTCGTCAGCAAATTTCTAACAGAAATAAGCAGACCTATAACAGACTGTCTTATGATATGCTTCAGGATTACCTGATGAACCTCTCTTGGATTGCCAATGGTCAATCTGGTGGAGACTTCAAGTTTGTTATGATGACTGGAAGACAGGGTATGATTGAGTTTGATAGAGCCATTCAAGAAAAAGTTAAGAACCTCTCTATTAAAGTTTATGAAGGTGGACAGTTTGTATCTGGCACTGGAATGAATATGAGCTTTGGTTCTCAGTTTAAGACTTGTATGTTCCCTAATGGTCTTGAGGTAACTGTAGTACATTGTCCTCTGTATGATGATATCGTACTTAACAGACAACTTGACCCTGCTACTGGATATCCTTTGGAATCCTCTCGTTTCACTATCTTCAACATTGGTAACAATGCTAATGGTGCTAACCTTGTTAAAGTAACCTTGAAAGGTGCTCAGATGGGTTCAATCCAGATTGAAGGTATGACTGACATCAATGGTAACTACAAGCAAGGATTTGCTCCTTCTAGCTCTGCTCTTGATGGTGCTCAAATCCACATGATTAGAAGGTCTGGTATCCTGTTGAAAGATCCTCTTTCTGCCGGTGAACTGATTCCTGCTAAGATTGGTAAGTTTGTCTAATTTTTCTCATGTTGTTGTAGGATAGGAGCAGGAATTTTTCCTGTTTCCTATCCTATTTCAACATATATTTGCAACAACAAGAAAATTTAAAAATAATATGAAGTATAAATTAAGAAGTATCCCAAAATCATCTTGGGGATTTACAAAAGGAGGTAAGAAGTTTACCCAATTTGATAAGACTAAATATAGAATTGTGGCATACAAAGATATGTCTAATAACTTTATTACTGGTCTTACTAAAGAAGATGAGAAATATTTTGAGGAAAAGTTGGGTAAGCCTATGGGTTATTTCTCTGCTAGAAGTAACTTTTGGTATGATAGTCCTATTGAGTGCTTTGGAGAAATGCACAATGGTTTCTGGGTAGACTATGAAGTAAATCTAGATTCTGAGGGGAAAGATAATGGTACAACTATTGAGACTGGAGAAGCTGATATTGAGGAAGTATGGAACAATCTTAAAATTAAATTTCTAATTGCCAATCCCTCTATTGCTTATAATAATCCTAATCCCTCTTCTTCAGCTATGCTAGAACTTACTTCTCTTGCTGAAGCATCTAAGCAAAAGGTTGAGAATAGAAGACATAAAGCTGAGGCTTATGCTAAGTATCTTACCCTTACACCTGAGGATAAGAGAAAGTACTTTACAGTTATTACTGGTAAGAGTGCTTCTAATCTTCTAGATGCTGCTATTGATGAGAGACTTACAGATTATATTGAAGGGTCTCCTAAGCAGGCAGATACCTTTGTAGCTTTAATGAGTGATCCTACTGTAGATGAGAAGTATAAGTATAACCAACTTTATCTCTCAGGAGGAATTATTAAAGATAATAATGGATACAAGTTTAATGGTATTCAACTTGGCTTTACATTTGATGAGATTTACAAGTTCTTAAAAGATAAGAAAAATCAAGAACTTAAAGATCTTGTAGAGAAAGCTTATGATAAGCTTCTCACCGTATAAACTATACTATGAATATTGTAGATTGGCATAGAGCATTCAAGGTACAACTAGACACTCTAGATACTCAGAGTGCTCTACGTCTACAACCTGAGGTAGTTGATATTTTCTTCAATAAAGCAATTAATAGAATTGTACAAGAAGCTTATCAGGGATATGAGGTTACACAGAAACTCTCAGATGTTCTTTCTAATCAAAGTATTTTAGCTTCTGCACCTAGTCCAACTCTTACTATAACTCCAAATAACTTTGATGATGATTTATATGCAATAGATTTACCAAGTGATTATTACTTTCATTTGCAATCTAATGCTACAATTGATATTAATGGAGTAATTGGTAAAGTGAGAACAGTAAGACATATCCTTGACCATGAAAGTAAGATTATAACTAACCCCTTTAAAAGGAGTGATGATACTGAGATTACAATCTTCTTTAAACAAGGTAAAGTTATGGTTTATGTACCAAGTGGAGGAAGTATTGTAAACTTTGATATAATTTACTTGAAGAAACCAATTGAAGTCTCGTATAAACAAAATATAAGCTCAGATTTACATCCTGCTCTACATGAACAGATAATAAATTTGGCTGTAATATATGCACTTGAAACATATGGTTCTGAAAGGACTGCTGCTAAAGTGCAAATTAAAGATGTAACTTAAATAAATTTTATAACTTAAACAAACAATTTAAAAAAATGGAACTTTTAAAAGTTTTCGTAGGTGATGGTGCAGGTACTGGAACTACTGTCGCTACAATGGTACCTGGAGACCTTCTTCTCCTTGATGCTGCTACTTACACTCCACTTGCAGCAAACACTAGTGGACTTACATCTAAAGATGTAGTTATTGCTTCTTGCATTAGTAAGAATGGTGTAAATACTCCTGTATTTTCTACACCAATTAAACTTGCTAACATTAAGTATATCTCTGCAGTTAATGATAACGAATCTTCAACTGCTGAAGCTTCTGCTACTGCAGCTGTAGCTTCAACTGACCTTGCTGCATCTACTACTTACTCTATTGGTATTCAGATTAAAGAAGATCTGCGTATGGGTACTTACAATAAGAACACTGAAGTTATTGGTTCTTATACTACTCCTGCTGTTCTTTCTGCATCAGATGCTACTTACAAAATGGAAATGGCTAGCACTATTGCTAAAGGTTTTGCTGCTAATCCTCTTACCTCTGCAGGTTCTCCTTACCAGTTGGTAAATGTTGCAAGAGCAGTATTTAGTAACTCAGCTACTGGTGCTACTGCTGCTGGTGCAAATCTTACAGTTTCTAGAGGTTCAAGAGCTGTAACTTACTCCGGTACTGTTAGTGCTTCTCTTGTTGCTGGTGTAATGTTGAATCTTGGAGATAGTTCTTATCTTGTAGAGAAAGTTGATACTACTAACAAAATCATTACTCTTGATACTGCTTATCAAGGTTCTAATACCTCAGTTACTTCTGGTACTGGATCTACTGCAGCTGCATATTTTACAGCTACACTTCTTGATAGCTTTACTTTTAATTTTACTGCAATTGCTCAAACTCAGAAAAACAGATTTGATCAGTTTAGAATGGTTGACTTTGTAGTAATTACTCCTAAAGGTAATGATTCTGGTATAGTTACTGTTACTAAGACAGAACCTATCTATCCAATTGGTTCTTTCCGTCAAGTTAGAGACCTTGAAGAAAAAGCTTACACTAACTCTAACCCTTTGATTAACTATAGAGAGTTCCCAGCTGAGTTGTTCCCTCTGAATGCTACTTCTGGAACTTTTTATTGTTTGCTTACTGTAGCTTATACTTCTGGATGGGGATATAACATGATGCAGTCTAATCAAGCTGAGTTCTTGCAAACTGCTGTAGTTGCTTGTCCTTTTTCTGCAGATGGACAATTTGATTTAACTCCTTCTCCAGCTAACTCAGTTAAAAACTTCCTTGAAGTATGGGATGCTTGGGCTGGTAGTCCTACCTCTGGTTCTTATACATTCTCTTAAGATATAACGGAGACTCACGGTTAGGGGGAAGAGAAATCTTCCCTCTTTCTTTTTATATACTTTCGTATAAAAACATATGTTACTATCTAAGATAATATATACCATTCAAGAGCTTAGGAGTAAGTTCTCCCAATCAGATGATAACCCTCTCTCTGATAGACAAGTACTCTTCATCTTGAATTACTATAGATCTTTTCTTATTAGACAGGATATGGAGAAAGCTAGACCCTTATCTCCATTTGTTATACAGGAACTAACAGTAGATCTTGAGAAAGTAGATAAGGTTATTAGTCCTATGGATCCAGCTTTTAAGAGTGGAGATAAGATACTAAGAACAGCTATTGAGATACCTAAACCTATTGAGGGGCATATGCATGATTACCTAACTTATGTAGGTAGAGCAGACTTTGAAGATAGATGGACACAATTAGACTTACAATCCCTTGGTTCTGTATCTTATACCAGACATGCAGGTAGATTTCCTAGATGGTTTGTTAGAGAGAATCATATATATGTAAAGTTCCCTCCTACTTGTATAACTAGTAAAGTACTTGTTAGAGGAGTATTTGAGGAACCAGAGATTGTTGCTAAACTAAATAAGAAGATAGCTCCATTTCAAGGTATGGAGTGGGATTACCCCATCTCTAATAATATGCTATCTACCATCATAAGAATGCTTGAGGAATCAGAGTTTAAGTTTACCTTTGCTATTCCTAAAGACAATGAAAATGATGGAAGCCAACAATAAGGGAAATTTCCTTATTGCTTACCCACACTTAAAAGACTTACCTTATGAGAAAATTCTAAAAGAATTTCAAAAGGTATTGTATTCTCATCTATTTAAAGGTAAGACTATAGAAACTCCTATAGGTAACTTTGAGGTAGTACGCTTTAAACCTATGAGACAATTTAAGAAAAAACCTATAGACTTTAAAGCTACTAGAGAAGAGGGGTTTACTATTAGACACTTAAATGAGCATACTAATGGTTATGCTTGTATGGTAAATTATACCCCAAAGGGTATCTTTAGCAGATATAAGTTTAAGACAGTCAGAGTCTTAGCTAGGTCTCTAGCAGCCTATATACTTCAAAATAAAGACTCGTATAAGTTATATTATGAAGTTAGCAAATATAAACACAGTGGTGTACAGGCTGGAACAGCTAGTAGTGGAACCACTCCCAATAGCTGATTGTTATGAATGGATAGCTGCTGCACTACAACATATAGGTGGTGATTATCCACAAGTTCTAAAAGAGAAGACTCTTACTATTGAGAACTATAGAGCAGAGATTCCCTGTGATATGGTTAACTTCCTAAGATGGTTAAAGGTAGAAACTCCTGATGGACAACAAGAAACTTTTGTAGAGGAAACTCGTCTTCCTAATTATCTGGAGACTTCATACATCTATGCTAATAGGAGAGTAAACTTTTATGACCCTACACAGCAGTACAATCCCTTTAATAATTCCATTAGACACTCAGTTAATAATTGGTTAACTCCTGAGAATGATTTGACTTGGAACTCAGTTCTTGATTATAGAATTGAGAATAACTGCTTTCTCTTTAATCTTGAGAAAGGAACTATTACCTTGCAATACTGGGCAGTTCCTACAGATGAGAATGAGTTACCATTAATCCCAGACCTAGAAGCTTTTATTGAAGCTTGTATGTGGTATTGCTGTAAACAACTCTCTTATCAAGGATACAAGTTTAAGAACCCAGAGTTTAAGATGATGTTCTTTGAGCAGAAGTGGAATAAGTATTGCTTGCAAGCTAGGACAGAAGGTAGAATGCCAGACATTCATATGATGCAAAGAATGTCAAATGAGAATATGAGGTTACTGCCTATAACTAACCATTACTATACCTCATTCAGGTATCTGGGTATTATGCAACAACAAAATAGACATGGAAGATTTAGATAAAATATTATGGAAGGTATAAATAGTTTTGAGAAAGGATTACATAGGTCCAATAGTCCTGTTGAACAACCAGAAGGATCTTATGCAGATGCTTATAACTGGATTAGAAATGATAGTGGAAGACTTACCAATGAAGAACAAGAAGAAATAATACAATCTCTTACAGATGCTTACTCATATGAGTTTTTAGGAGCTTGTCCTATAAAAGATTCATTTATTTGTTTTCTAAAACAAACAGGTAATAATGGTAACCTTTACTCTGAAATAGGAGTATTTGATAATAAAACCAAAACTTATAGAAGGGTATTTAATGATTCTTTTACAAATTTTAAAAATAACTATAAGTTAAATTTTGTAGGACCTATTGATAGTGTAGCTAGAATTAACTCCCTAAATCAGATTGTTGTTTATTTTGTTGAAAAAAGCAATGTACCAAGAAGATTTAATGTTACAGCATTTGAGGATCTTTTAAACATTAACCCAAGCCCACAAACAGCTTATACAGCAGGGTTATATGATAGTGAGTTGGATTGGAATTTACAGTTAAACTTTAAAATGCCTTATGCTACATATAATGTATTAAAAGGAGGAAGTCTTCCATCTGGAATCTACTCATTTGCATTTAGATATGTAACTGATGATAATAATAAAACTACATTTAATATTCCTTCTAGATTTATAAATATACCAGTATATTCAGATTCAAGTGGTGTAACTCCTATATATAATGATGCAACAGTTGGAGGTGCTCCTCAAACACCTAGTGATTTCTCAATTGAGATGAGTTTGAAAAATTTAGATACCAACTATAGATATATAGAACCTGTTGTTATAACATATGTAGGAATAACAAATGCTCTCTCTATAAAAAGTTTAGGATTATTTGAAATCTCAACTACCTCAACAATATCATTTAACTCAACTACTCAATATTTAAATGATATTAGTGAAAGTGCAATTACTGAGTTACCAGTTAAAATCTCAAGTGCTGAATGTATAGAACAAAAAGATAATGTACTTGTTCTCTCAAATATTACTAGTAGAAAGTTTGATACAGGTTTTCAAGCAGTAGCTAATGCCATTGAATTAGAATGGTATATAGAATCAAAACCTGTAAACAATTATAGAGATTTTGATGCTGTTACAGCTTTTAATGCAACAAGTGGTACAAATGTACTTTACAATTCAAAAATGAATTTTGCATGGTATTCTCCAAATTGGAATATTAGTCTTAGTAGTCAATCACAAGTTAATGCTTCACAAGCACAAAGATTTCATTATCTTCCTGATCCTGATGGTACTAATTATAGAAGATTTGCTTTTATAACACCTGGTACACAAATTACTTCTGATTATGGGAATTCTTGGTCTGGTGCAGTTGAATGGTATGATAGCAATAGTGTAAGATTTCTTTTTAGAAATAGTACTTTTACACAACCTACAATATCTAAAGATAATGCATCTAGTAATAGTAATGTTTATCAAGATCCTTTACTTTTAAAAGGATTTACAAGAGGAGAAGTATATTCTTTTGCAATTACTCCTATCTATAAAGATGGAAGTATGGGATTTGCATATCATATTCCTGGACAACCTTATAATAGTAATAAACCTAGAAGATTGATTGAGTGGCTTTCTACTAATAATTATACTAGTGTTTATAACAATAATGGATTATCTGGTATGATAAGACATCATAGAATGCCTGACCATGATGAAATTGCACAACAGTATCCTGCTGTTAAATATTTAGGAGATTTAGATGATATACATATTTTAAGAGTAAGGGCTGCAAATATTAATTTTACTCAAGATCAATTAAATAATATTCAAGGTTATATAATTAGTTATCAACCTAGAAACACTGAGTTAAATACAAGAGTAGTTGATACTGGTTTTGTAAGACCTTATATACAAAACCAACAAAGTCGTTTTCAAGCACCTCAACATGTAAACAGTCCTTTATATATAGCAGCTCCTTGGACAGGAAATGTTGGTGTTTTTGATGAAGGTCCAACAGGAAAATATTCATTTTATGGTCCTAATTGGTTTTTTAATACAAAATATGCAAGATATCATTCTCCAGATGATGAAGTATACCAAAATAAAATAAAAGCATCATATAAAATTCAAAGAATAGGATTTGGTTTAAATGAGATAAGTCATAGAAATGCTTTGGGTGATTTGTTTTATTTTGAAACTCATGCAAAAATGCTTCAAAGATTTTCAAGACTTGCATCAATTAATACTCT